TGAGGTAGCCAAATGCGTGAGTTCAAAGACGACGAGGGCAGGCCGTGGCGGCTGGCGTTGACCGTGGGGTCGGCGCTTCGGGTCAGGGATATGGTCACGGTTGAAGCCGTTGACGAGGACGGCACCAGGCGGACGGTGCCGTTTGACCTTGTGGATGCGGCGTCGATCTCGCAGACGTTCCAAGTGCTGCGGACCCAATACGCCAAGATCGGCGAGATCCTCTACGCCATTCTCACAAAACAGGTCGCCGAAAAGGGGCTCGACAAAGAGGCGTTCCTTGAAGGGCTGCGGGGCGACGCCTTGGACGCTGGCGTCAAAGCACTGGAGGCAGAGCTTGTCGATTTTTTCCCGCCGCGCCTCCGCAAGATGATCGGGCTTCTGGCGACCAAGATGGACGAGGTCGCAAACGAGATGCTCGGCAAAGCGGAGGCGGGTCTGGAGGCGACGAGCGCGGAGGCGCTGATCGCACAGTCTGGCACACCGTCTGGGAAGCCGCAGGAATCCTCGGCGTCCATCCCGGCAAGTGGACCCTCCGACAACTCATCCTTGCTCGTGACAGCCGCCTAGAGCATCAGTGGTGGCACACCGCCAACCTGCTCGCACAACAAGCCAACATTCACCGAGACAAGCATTCAGCAAAAGCCGACCCTTCAAAGTTCAACCCGTTCGCCAAAAAGCCAAAGCCAAAGCAGGCGAGCGCCGAGGATCTTGAAAAGCTGTTCGGCAAGGATTGGGCCAAGCACATATGAGCGCGTCTAACGTCAAAGCTGGCGGCGTGTTCGTTGAGATCGGTGCCGATCCTCGAAAGTTTTTTGGCGCGCTCAATCGCATCAACCGTGCGATGGCGAACATGGGGCGGTCGATGGCTGGTGCCGGGGCCAAGCTCGGCGGCATTGGCGTGGCGTCGCTGGCTCCGTTTGCGGCAGCGGTGCGGCAAGGGACGGCGTATCAGTCAACGCTCTTGAATATCGCCGCATCGACAGGCGCGACGGCTGCCGAGCTGGACAAGCTCAAGGCGGCGTCCATGCAGATGTCGCAAGCGATGGGCATTGGCCCGACGCAAATCACTCAGTCGTTTCTGGAACTGCGCAAGGCTGGCATGAGCGTTGAGCAGGTGCTTGGCGGTGCTGGCAAAGCGGCGATTGAGTTTGCGACCGTTGGGCAGATGGACGTGGCGCAGGCCGCCGTCGTAATGGCAGACGCCATGAGGGTGTTCGGAGTTGACGCCAGCACGGCAGCCAATTCGATTTCGTCTGCTGCGGACGCCTCAAGCACGTCGATTGAGTTGATGTCGCAGTCGTTCTCTCAGGTGGCGGCGGTTGCGGCGCTGGCAAATCAATCGATCGGCGACACGTCCGCCGCGATCGCCATCTTGGCTAACGCTGGCATTAAGGGCTCCGACGCAGGCACGTCGCTCAAAACGATGCTGATGCGACTGATGGCCCCGGCGGACGATGCCGTTGGCGCTCTGGATCAGATCGGCTTGTCGGTCGACTCGTTCCGCAACGCAGACGGGTCGATGAAGCCGATGGTTGAGATAATCCGCACGCTCAACGGCGCTCTCGGAGATATGGATCAAGCGGCGAAAGACGACATCTTCCGCCGCATCTTCGGCCAAGACGCTATTCGTGCGGCGGCAGTGCTAACCAGCACTGGAGTCAATGGCTTTAACGCCATGACCGAAGCGATGGGTGGCGCTCTGTCGGTCGGCGAGAAATACAAGACGATGATGAGCGGCCTGGCGGGCGCTGCCGGAAACATCATGGCAGCGATGGAACGGCTGGCAATCGCCATCTCGGACGCCGTTGGCCCTGCGCTGATGAGCGTCGTGGCTCCGATCACGGGACTGATCAACGGGTTGGCAGACTTCGCCAGCAAAAACAAAGAGGCGGTGGCGCAGTTTGCAAAGTTTGCCGTTGCTGCCGTTGTTGTCGGCGGCGCTCTTACAAGCCTAGGCATATCGTTGCAGGTCGCGGCCTTTGGGTTTGGCGGCATCACAAAAGCGTTGGCGTTGGTTCTTTCGCCTATCACGATGCTGGCAGGCAGCGTCACCCTCGCAGGCAAGAGCTTTGCGTTGGCTATGCCGCACACGATAAAGCTGGCAAACACGATCGGCACATCCATGCTGTCAGCGTCTGCGTCGGTGCTGTCGTTTGCGTCCACGTCTGGCGCTGCGATGCTTGGGTTTTCCGCAAGCGCCTCCAGAAGTGTCGTCTCGTTCGCTGCCGCAAGCGCTGCCGGGTTTTCTCGGCTGGGCGTGGCGGCCCTTGCGTCAGCACAAGCGACTTTCCCGGTGTTCTTTGTGGGCTTTAACCGAGGGATCGCTGCTGGGGCGGGGTTCTTCTCGTCCATGATGCGCGGGTTTCGCGGCATGGCGATGGCTTCCGCAGGCGCAAGGTCTGCGCTGGCGGCGATTTCATCTAGCGGGTTTGCCAAGTTTACCGGCGACGTTGTGCATGGCCTTCAGTTCACCATAAAAACTTTTACTTGGTGGGCGTCTGGCGTGGCATCAAAGCTTGCCGTTTATGCCACAAATCTCGCCGCTGCGGCAGCGGCACCAATGGCGCAGTTTGCTTCAAACGTCGCCAGCGGACTTCAGTTCACCTACAAGTCGTTTGTCTGGTGGGCGGCTGGAACGTCCGCACGCATGGTGCAGTACGCCAAGAATCTCGGCATGGCAGCCGTCGCAACCGTTACGTCGGCGGTTCGCATGGGCGCAGCGTGGGTAGCGTCTGCGCTGCCTGGTGTGGTTGCCTTTGTCTCTGGTGCTGTTTCGTCAATCGGCACATACATCGCCTCGACGTTTGCCGCTGTAGCTGCAAGCGTCTCCAGTGCGGCAATGTCGGGCGCAGCGTGGGTGGCGTCTGCGCTGCCCGGCGTGCTGGCGTTTGTGGGTGGTGCAATCTCTGGCATCGCTTCGTATTTGGGAGCTGCTGCGGTGGCGGTTGCTGGTTCCGTGGCGTCTGCCGCTGCGGTTGCTGCGGCGTGGCTGGTGCCGCTGGCACCGTTTTTATTGCTGGCCGCTGCCATTGGCGGTGCGGCTGCGTTGGCGTATTCGTTCGGGTCGCAAATCAAAGGCGCGTTTTCTGGAGTCGGCGAGCTGATCGGGCAGGCTGGGTCTGCAATCGGAGGCGGTTTCAATACCGCTGTTTCTGATGGCATGGTTGTGCTTGGCGACTTGGCAACAACCGCCACGACGACGTTCAACGGCATCTACGAGGCGATCTCTGCTGGCGACCTCTCGGGCGCGATGGACATCCTCTGGGCTGGCCTAATGGCTGGCTGGCTGCGTGGCGTCGAGGCGCTCATGGGTGCCGTTGACCCGTGGATCTCAATGTTCCAAAACGCCTTCACGATCCTCGGGGCCGAGATTTACAAAATTTGGGACTCAATGTGGACGGGCATCAGCAACGGCATGAACATGGCCGGAGCGTACCTGCTCGGGGCGATGGACAACATCATCAACCCGCTGCTCGCTGCCTGGGACGTGCTCGAGGCTGGCATCCGTAAGTCGTGGAACCGTGTGCAATCGTTCTTCAAAAAGGGATTCAATCTCAAAGAAGAAAACAACAAGGTTGACAGCGAGATGGAAGCCCGCAAGCGGCAGCGGGAATTGGATCGCCCAGGCATTGAGGGGCGCACCGATAAGGCGACCAAGGAAAACGAGCAGGCCAACAAAGACTTGGCCGATCGTCGCAAAGCAGTTGACGCCGGAACGCAGGACACGATCGACCAGCGTGAAGCGGAAAACGCTCGCCGCGCAGACGAGCGCCGAGCCGCCACGAAAGCTGCCGAGGGCAATCTCAGCAGCGCGACCCGTGGCAAGAAAGAGCAGCGCGCCAAAAACGACGACTTCACCGCCTTGCTCAAGGAGATTGAGTCGGCATCGACGCTGGAACAACTCCACGATCTCTACACACAATACGATGCCCTGCGCTCCAACGGTCGCTTGACGAGCGGGCAAATCTCCACGCTGGATACTGCCATTGAAGACGCACAAGAGCGGACCAGCAAGGAGTTCTCGTCGAGGGGTCGCGGATCGTCGCAGCGTCAAGTTGAGGATGGTGCAGCCGGTGCCGGGCTCGGCGGCCCCAGCAAGGCGGAAGTCGCTGGCACGTTCTCCTCCGTCGCCTTGGGCGGCATGGGCTTTGGCTCGTCGCTTGCACAAAAACAGCTTGACGAGCAAAAGAAAACAAACCAAATCCTTGAGGACAAGCTGGGCGCGGAGGTCGCCGCCTAATGGCACAGTGGATCGAAGACAACCAGAGCCGCTCCGCGACGATCTACCGCCTCGGGAAAAAAGCTGCGTCCACGATGACGCGGTCCTACAAGGTTTTCGGATACACCGACGACACTTCGCTTCATGCAGACTGCAACTCGCGCATCAGCGGGTCGCTGATGTTCTGGCAGTATCCAGGTGCCAACGTCCAACTGCGGGCAGAATCGTACAGCGTTTCCTACTTGGGCGACGACGCATGGCACGTTGACATTCAATACGAGAAGGTTGGGGCTGACGCCACAGAACCGGACCCGCTCAAGCGGTCGCGTTCGTTTGACACGTCTGGCGGCACGCAGCACATTACGCAGGCGCTGGACAACGTCACGGTTTTTACAAGCGCAGGAAGAAGCCCGACAACGGTAACGTCGGTTGGCGAATACAAGTTTCCAAGCACTGCCCCGTCAATGAACGGCGCGATCGGCGTGGACGACGGCAGCGTAAACGGCGTAGACATCGTCGTCCCGGCTTTGACGTGGACGGAAACGTATGACGTACCGCACGCCTACGTCACGGCCGCCTACATCAAAGCCGTGGCTGGGCTCACCGGCAGCGTCAACAATGGTGGGTTCCGGTCGTTTGACGCTGGAGAAGTTCTTTTCATGGGAGCCAGCGGCTCGCAGGAGTGGGACGACCAGAAGGGCAACGGCCCGTGGAACTTGGCGTTTAAGTTCGTCGCCTCTCCCAACGTCACGGGCCAGAAGATCGGCGACATCACGAACGTCACCAAAAAAGGTCATCAGTATTTGTGGGTCCGCTACGAGGACGCCGTTTCGTCCAATCAACTGGTGAAAAAACCGAAGGCGGTCTACGTCAACAACGTCTACCGTGAAGGCGACTTCTCTGGCCTCGGAATCGGGTGATCATGGCCCGCAACGACGGACGGATTGAGCCGGGCCAGAAGCTCTCGTCGGCGATCTCGGCGCGGGCGTGGAACCGGGCGCAGCAAGCGGCGGACGTTGTGCTTGGGGCGGGCGCGGGCACTTTGGCATCAGGTGGCATTCCAAGCCCTTCTTGCTTGTCTTTTCCGATGAAGATAGCTGGGCAATCCATGCTTACAGGCAATAAATTTCCACCGGGAACTGTTGTCAGACTGACGGGTCTTGAAACAAAGTATTCGGCGACTAGCGCGAGCGTGACTAGCAATCTTTCGCCTCCGTATGAAGGCTATATGCAATGCGACGTTGGGTCGGCAACGATTCACGAACCGTATACATCGTTGAACTTGTACGTTGACGGCAGCACTGGCGATCCGTGGGGCGTGACTGCCGCTGGCGGCACGATTGGAGACGTTGTGCCTGTGATTGTGCGCGGCGTTGCGCCGGTGAGGATTCGCCTAATCGACGGCAATGGGTTTGCGGCGCCTACGGTGCGACGGGCAACGGCAGAAACAGTTGATGCCCTGCGAGGCGTCCTTGAGACAACTTCTTGCGCGTGCGACAACGCTGCACGAGTGCTCGGCCTCGCCGCTTTTTCGGAAGCTGACGGCGGGCCTGAAAATGCCAAGTGCAAATGGGGCGTGGTTATCCTATGAGCGGTTGCGTCTCAAAAGCGACCGGCTGGTTTAAGCCTACTGCTGGAGATTGGACGCCAGCGGCAGGCAAAGAGTTTTACGAGCACGACGCTTCTTTCCAAAAGTCGCTGCCATATCATTCGCCGCGAATGGTTGGAGGAGCTGGGTTTGGTCAAAGCCCTGCCGAAAGCGCAGTGATTGTTTTTGGCAAATGCGAACCGTGTGACATTGACTTGTGCATTGCTGACGTTGCAATCGGCGTTTACTCAGACGACCGTATCTCAGGCGGCACTTTTGGATACGGGTATCACGTTCCTGGGATTGGCAAGGCGGTGCTCAAGGTTTCAAACACTTCAACAATGCAGTCGGGATATTACGCCGCGATTGAGGCCACCGGCCAGCAAATGACGGTGCCTGAACTGCACAGTCGCGGCAACGTATACGGCGTATACAACCAAGCGCGCCCGATGTTTCGATACGGTTTTCAACTCACGGACGATCCCGTAAACGATCCGCTTTCGTAC